AAATTATTGGCAGAGTATCAACGATGGAAGAAGAAGTTGAACAAACTGGTTGGCAATGACGACATGAAAGAACTTAAGCAGTATTTGAACACTTCTCAATATGTGATGAAAGGCACTATTTGGGATGTTACAACAAGTAATGAAGGTTATTACGGTTTGTCGTTGAAACAGGACGATGAATACCAACACAAGAAAACATCATCTACGGGCAAAATGGTAAAAAAAATATGTACGAAGTCTAATCAAGTAATAAACACATGGGAAACAATTTTGAAAGCAGCAACTGATGAGAATATGAGTGCCGCAACCATGAGCAGGAATGTAAAGAACAAGAAAATATTTGAAGGATATTATTATTCAAACAACAATTAAACCGTTGAAGAATTCAATCCTCCCTTCTCAGGGAAAGCGGATTTATATTCTTTGTGGTCAATGACCGAAACAAATGTTCATCGGTTTAGATCAATCTGCATATTATAAGTGCCTATTTACACCTTTGAAAGAATGAATTATAACGTAACGCATTACTTTATAATTTATAGTATTAATCGCCTTTACTTGTTCAATCACCACCACCGATGACGTTATTGCGAACAAGTTCATTGCGAAGACTTACACTCGTGGCGTCTGCTTCTTCGCGCTCGTCAAAATTAACAGTTTCAGAAACGCCGACAAGGTCACCATCCTCATTTAAACTCTGTGTTAGAACGTTTCCACTCTCCTTCGCCTTTTTAATATTCTCTTCAATTGCCTTGCGCTTGGCGTCCTTCACGCGTTTATCAAATTCCTCTTTCGCCCTTGATTCATTTACACTCTTCTCGTTATGTAATTGATTTAGTTCATCCTCCATAAACTCAATGCGTCCTGTCTTATATGCATCAGGGTCCCAAGGAATCCACATACCAACTGGACCAACGAAAATATCGTGATGTGGGTCAAAGTCGCGTATCTTCTTACATCTCATTTCCGCTTCCTCCTGAGTATTAAAAACACCACGCAATTTGAGACCTCTCACAGAAGTCTGGAACTCGTGCTTTCGGTTGAATTCCTCATTTAGTTTGGTCTCGTTCTTATCCATAAATGTCTTCCAATCGTCTTCTAATGACGTATCTCTTAAATTGTCGTGCTCTTCTTTTACATACTCTTGGAAATCCTTCATCGTATCATCAACCTTTAGGTTATATTTATAAGACAAAAAATTGACGAAATCGCTCATTTTCATCATAGATTTAGTAAAATCCCACTCCGAAATAAACTTTTCGAATATGAAAAGTTCTCGTTGTTTGAGAATTTTCTCGGGTGAAACGAAAGACATACAGGCAAATTTCTGACCAGAAATCATAGGGTCCTCATCGCAAAGATCGATGTATTTGGGGTTAGTGGATCCATCATTTAATGTTTTTCTCTCAAAACCTGACATATATATATATAGTTTAGTGGTTTTAGTTTTTAAGTATTATTTTACGCTATAATAAATTAACAATAATAATTTAACAATAGTAATTTAACAATAATAAATTAATAATAATAAATTAAAATTGCCAAATATAATTTTATTTTATTTACATATAATATAATGCCAGGATTTGATTTTAGCGAACTTGTCAAGAGAGCAATCAAGTACATTGTTGAGGGTATCATGGTTGCCATCGCGGCTTATGCGATACCCAAGAAATCCCTCAACATTGAAGAGGTCGTCATTATTGCCCTCACCGCGGCTGCTACATTCTCCGTTCTCGATGTATTCGTTCCTTCCATGGCATCTTCTGCTCGTGGTGGTGCCGGTTTCGGTATTGGCGCCAACCTTGTTGGATTCCCCCGCGGATTGTAAATACAGAATGTATAATACAATATAAAATTTTAATCAATATTAAAATTTTATCAAACAGTCGGGTGATATTCCCAATCTAAATCGTCGCACACTTTACACCATATTTGGTCTTGTTCTAATTGTTTTTCTCTATCTTTCATAAGTGGTATATACGGTAGATATTGCGTCTGGTCAAGAAGCACACATAATTGGTATAATGTGTATGTATAATTGAAAAAATTAGTGCGACTTGGAGGGCAGTGAACCGCCCAAGGTTTTTGTATTTCTATGAATAGAAAACAAAGTGTTTCATGTAATTGTTCGTTCATTATTGGCGGTACTATTCCAAATTTAGAATTAATGAACTGAATGTGTTCAAAATATTTATTATAACCCAATTTTCTCAAAATCTCTCGCATCTTATCATAATTTAATTCCTTATGAATATCCTCTATTCGTTCTTTTTTAATGCGCTTTCTAATATCATCAATGACTTTATCCGGGATTTGTGTAGTTTCTTTTGCCTGAAATTGTGAAAGAATTTCTTTAAAGTGATTGAGTCTAATATATGCCGTGTAGGATGGTTCGCTTGGCGGTTCTTTATTTGATGGTTTGGAACCGTCGAACACATAATGAACGAATTTGCCACAATTAATATTATTACATATCATAATACCCTCTTCGTCGCGGGGTATAAACTCACCATTAGAACAAAAATGACATACATCGGTAGGAACCACATAATCTTGTATATTAGTTATTTCATTGTTTACATTTTTCCAATATTTTGCTATATTATTACTTCTAATTTCCGTATCGTCACTATTATTAGATACGTCTTTGATTTTAAAAAATGAATTTAATACATTCCTATTATTTTTATTACCCGTACCACTAGAAATCGTTTGTTTATCTTCAAAATATTCGAAAATATGTTTTGAATTATTTAAAAAATATTGTTTTTTTTTATGTTTTAATTCCTTAATTTTAACTATTATTGCTTTGATTTCATCTTTTAACCGTAGTCGTTCATCTATTTGTTTATTAGTTGTTTTACGCATTTTCTCATTCAGTGTTTTCTTAAGTGATAATAATCGGGGTATGTGATCTTCATCATCTTTTTTGAATTCATTCAATAAATAACAATGTTTCATGTCAATGGTATGCATCACTTTTACCGGAGCATTTTTATTATTCATTTCTATAACATGGTGACATAGTATCTAAATAACTATTATGTTAATTAATTATTGAAAATAAGGTAAAATTGCGATAATTTATTAGAATTATATTATAAATATTTTATTAAATGGATTTACATATTTCAAATAATACGACACATATAGAATTGGAACGTAAAATATTAATTAAAATGAATTTTATATATAATGCGATTCAAGATGGTTGGTGTGTGAAAAAACAACACGATTCATTTGTTTTTTCAAAGAAGCATGAAGGTAAGAAACAAGTATTTCAACCAGATTATTTAGAACAGTTCATTGAAAAAAATATGATACTGTAACTGCTGTCTATAGCATTGTCGTTAATTATTTATTATTATGATTATAATAGCATAAACGTATTCAAATTTAAAAACCCTTATTATTTAGGGGTTTTTAAATATTTTTACTATAATGGGGATTTTATTGTTATTTTATTGTTATTTTATTGTTTATTTTATTGTTTATTTTGAAATTATTTTCTTTTTCTATAATATACTAGTAAAATGGGAGGAGCTTTGATGCAACTTGTCGCTTACGGTGCCCAGGACGTTTTCCTTACAGGAACTCCTGAGATCACTTTCTGGAAGGTGTCTTACAGACGCCACACTAACTTCGCCATGGAGTCTATTGAACAGACTTTCTCCGGCCAGGCTGATTTCGGTCGCCGTGTTACCTGCACTATCTCCAGAAACGGAGATCTTGCCTACAGGACCTATCTTCAGGTCACTCTCCCCGAGATTAACCAATCTATGGCGGGCGCCAGCGAAAACGTCTACGCTCGCTGGTTAGACTCTATTGGAGAGCAACTCGTCGCTCAGGTTGAGGTCGAGATTGGAGGTCAGCGCATAGACCGCCAGTATGGTGACTGGATGCACATCTGGAACCAGATGACTCTCTCTTCCGAGCAACAGCGCGGATACAACAAGATGGTAGGAAACACCACACAACTCACCTACATCACCGAACCCGCGTTCGCCGCTGTTAACGGACCCTGCGCCGCCGCCGGTGGTCCTTCCCAGGTATGTGCCCCCCGTAACGCACTCCCCGAGACCACTCTTTACGTTCCCCTTCAGTTCTGGTTTTGCCGTAACCCCGGACTTGCCCTCCCCCTTATCGCTCTCCAATACCACGAGGTCAAGATCAACCTCGACCTCAGACCTATTGGTGAGTGCCTCTGGGCTGTAACTGCTCTCAGTGGTGGAAAATCTGTCGCCGCCGCTTACCAACAGTCCCTTGTTGCTGCCTCCCTCTACGTTGATTACATCTTCCTTGATACCGACGAGCGCAGAAAGATGGCCCAGAACCCCCACGAGTACCTCTTTGAGCAGCTTCAATTCACCGGCGACGAGTCCGTTGGTTCCTCCAGTAACAAGATCAAGCTCAACTTCAACCACCCCTGTAAGGAGCTTGTCTGGGTCGTCCAGAGTGATGCCAACGTTGATTACTGCAACTCCCTCGTTAGTGGAGAGACTCTTTACAAGACCCTTGGCGCCCAGCCTTTCAATTACACCGATGCTGTTGATGCCCTCCCCAACGCTGTCCGTGCCTTCGGTGCTGATGAGACTTCCGCTTTCTTAAGTGGTGGCGAGTTTGGTGATGCCGAGGCCAATGCTGTGTCTGCCACCGACGGCACCACTCTCACCGCTGGTCTCTCCGATGCCGGAACCTTCGTCCTTGCCGAGACTGCCCTTGACATGCACTGCTGGGGTGAGAATCCCGTCGTCACCGCCAAGCTTCAGCTTAACGGACAAGACCGCTTCTCCGAGCGTGAGGGCTCTTACTTTGATGTTGTCCAGCCTTTCCAGCACCACACCCGTGCTCCCGACACCGGCATCAATGTCTATTCCTTCGCCCTTCGCCCCGAGGAACACCAGCCCAGTGGCACGTGTAATTTCTCCAGAATCGATAACGCTGTCCTTCAGCTTGTCCTTTCCTCCGGAACCGTCTCTGGAGTCAATACCGCCAAGGTCCGTGTCTATGCCGTCAATTACAATGTCCTTCGTGTCATGAGTGGTATGGCTGGTGTTGCTTACAGTAATTAATCGCACAAATGCTGCGGATTATATAACATTCAATAAAAAATATATTAAATTTATATTTTTTATTGACCATCTTGCTCACCCGACCAGGGGAGCAAATAATGACATAAAAAGAGAAAATGTAATAAAAGAGTTGTGTAGCGATTGCGTTTTTATCCGATATGACCCATATTCACGCGAATTCGATATTTTTAAAACAATAAATTGTATATATAATACTATCAAAAGTAGAAATGTTTCATAATCTTAGTTTTACTTAGTTAAAGCAAAATCAACATAAAGAAACCGCGCAAATATAGTATATAACAATGAAATCATTTAATGTGGTTAGTTTAATCGAGAACACGATCATCACCAAGCTATCTGGTACATACAACAGCAAGTTACTGAAGCTAATAAAGGAACACTTTACCGAGTCACAACAGCAATTATTCGTTGCATCTTTTTATTGTTATTTGAATTATAATCAAACCACTGATTTTGTTATAGACTTGGACAATGTATGGGAATGGTTAGGATTTAATCAAAAATATGGTGCGAAACGCGTTCTAGAAAAACATTTTATTTTAGATACTGATTACAAAATCTTGCTCCCCCGATCGGGGGAGCAAGATGGGAATACTCATGGCGGTCACAATAAAGAAATAATTATGCTCAATGTAAAAACTTTCAAATTATTCTGTATTAAAGCTGGAACTCAAAAAGCCAACGAACTACACGAATATTTCATAAAATTGGAAGAAATCTTAAATACAGTTATTCAGGAAGAATCTGACGAATTGAAAAAACAATTAGAACAAAAGGGCAATCAGATTTTAGATATCGAGAATCGCAACAAAGAATCCTATGCCAAATTGCTGAAAGAAAAATCGTTAGACCGCCATAAAATCCTCCTCACAGAATACGGCAAAGACATATCAATTGTCTATATTGTGAAGGTAAAGACATATGAAAATGGAGAATATGTAATAAAAATAGGTGAAAGTCGCCGTGGAATAACGAACCGATTCGCCGAACACAAATCCAAATTCGATGAAGCATTACTCTTAGACTGTTTCGCTGTAAATCGTAGCAAAGATTTCGAAAGTTTCATTCATAATCACGAGAATGTCAAAATGAATCAAGTAACCAATTTGGAAGGGCACGTGAACGAAAGAGAATTGTTTCTGATTGGAAGGAATTTAACATATTTAACTTTAACCAATATAATAAAAAATAATGTGAAATATTTCGATGGAAATAGTATTGAGCAATTGAGACTCGAAAACGAAAAACTGAAATTGATGACTGAATACAACGGCACATCGACTAACGCATTTTTAACTGAAATAGTCGAGATGAATAAACTGCTACTAAACAAGGTAAATGGATTAGAACGAACAATTGCTGAAATCTCAACCGGTTTGAATCGAACACCAGCAAAAATAGTAACTGGGTTCAATACACCACTAGTGACTTTGGGACCAAGACTTCAAAAAATCAACCCCGAGACATTCCAATTGATACAGGTATATGAAACCGTATCTGAATGTATGAATGAGAACCATAAAATTAAACGTCCCAGTCTCAGCAAAGCAATTTCAGAGAACACAGTTTATGAGGGTTTTCGATGGTTACTAGTAGACCGCGATTTGGATGCAACCAAGATTACCGAAATCGAACCTACAAAAGCAACGATTGTAAAAAACCCAGGATATATAGCAAAACTAAACCAAGATAAAACGGAAATTATGAATGTATATTTAGACCGTAAAACCGCATCTATATCTAACGGATACAGTTCGGCTGCGGCACTAGATATTCCAGTCAAGCAATTCAAGGTTACCAGAGGCGACTATTATTTATTATACGACAGTTGTGAAGAAGAATTGAAAAACAATTTCATTACCAAATATGGAGAACCCAAACTCTACAAGAACGGCGTAGGTCAATATGATGCCGAAAACAATTTAGTGCGAGAATTTACGTGTAAATATGAATGTATAAGAACAATGAAAATGAGTGATAAAACGCTCACCAAAGCATTGGATAAAAATCTATTGTATAACGAACATTATTACCGAGTTTTGGGTAGTAAATTGAGTTGTTTATGAAAATACTATATTATTACAAAAAATTGAATAAAAACAAAACATCATTATTTTCTATTATAATCCATCATATTATGTCTGAACCGAAAGATATCATTCATAAAAGCGATAAAAGTAGTGTAAAAAACTTATACCGCACGATAAACGACCGCACGCTATCTGAGGAATATAACACGAATTCGCCAAATACCAAGTTATACATTAAATCCATGTGCGGGACGTCACCAAGTTCAAATTATAAGGAACCACCGAATACTTTACCACCACGCGCATCTCTTATTGGTCGTCAAATATCCAGCGAACTATATAAAAAAGCAGACGAAACTGGACGCGAAATTATGGCTCATTATGGTATGGTTTCAAGTGAATTCCATAATAATAATAAAGACGCGGAAAAATGAATATAAAAACCTCGGTTAAATACTATTACTATGTCTGTTGCACGTTATTCTACACAAAATGAAGTATTAATGAATAATTTACGTCGGTTTTATGAAGATAAGACTCTACTCACTCGTATGTCTTCCATTATTAATGGTGAATCCAATATTTCATTACGTATCGTGGATTGGTTTGTTACCAATTATGCGAAAAAGAATTTTACTGTATATGAATTGAAGAATCCAGTGGGGGAAATGCGGCGTTTTAAGGTATATAATGATTATAAGTTGAAGTTGAAGGCCTATAGTAAAAAGAGGTTTGACCCTTTTTGTCGCTGGGAACGCATCAGTATCCCTTATGATGATGCGAAGTGTATGGAAACTACGAT